TCTCCATTACTTGTCATAACGCCAGATTGACTAGATGCCCATCTCATTAAATTATTAGGAATATTTGCTACTACGAATTTTTGCGCAGATACAATAAAGTCTGCATCAGCAGTTACTCCTGTTATATCTGCTATTTCAGCTGCTATTGTTGTTGTTGCCATATTTTACTTTCTATATATATAGGGGCCCGGAAGCCCCCATATATTATTAGGTTAAACCAGTTCTATACTAACTGCGTCTATTCTTACTTCATTATCAGCGTGAGCCACACTCCAATCAACATTAAGAGCTACAGGAATTGCAGCTGTAATATCTTTTGAAGATAAGTTAGTTGCTCCAATAACATGAGTAGCCCCTAAAGCATCTGTTCTAATTTCAGAAATAGCTGTCATAGTAGTTGCACTTGTTACATGAACATCAGCCCAAGCGTAAATGATATCATCATCAGCAACATCAAGTGCTGCTCCAGATGCTATAGCTGAGCCTGCAAAATTAAGAACAGGTGTTAAAGTGTCTGTGCTGTTGCTATCAACAACCGTACAGAAAACTTTAATTCTAACAATGTCACCTATTTCTAATTTATTAGCTGGTATTTGATAAGAAAATAAATCAGCAGCATCAGTAGAGTTTTCATGTTCACGAAGCGTTCCTGCCTCAGAAAACAATTTTTCCCCTATTGAGTTATCTAGTTTATTTTGTCCGTATAATGGATTTGCCATGATTTACCTCCTATTTCCAGACAGCGTGAGCTTCAGGCATACGCCATTCCATCCCAGCTTCTGTTTGAATTAAATCAACCCTTCGGTCAACACCACTATTTTCAAGAGTTTGAACTCCAACGTATACTGCTGTATCACGATTCAATCCGTTACCAACCAAAGGTCTGTAAGCACATTGAGTCATATTGATACCAAGTATTTTAACTCCAGTTCCATCTAAATGAATATTGCGAACAAGATTCATTGAGCCATAAGGAGTCATCACTTGAGTAACGTCTAAACCATAGACATTCTTTTTACCTGAAATGCTAAAGTCTGCACGACCAAGAGCAGTAGAACTACCACCACTATTATCAGCGACTTTAGAAACATTAGCAGAAAAATATCCACTTAGTTTATGCATCCAATTGTATGTTTCAGTAGAACACATAAATAGAGTTGCACTTGCATTATTGTATCTTGGGTCAAGGAAGTTACTCATATCATCAAGAAAATCATCTTGAGATTTTGTTCCAGTTCCACCAATACCAGAGCCGTCAAAGATATTACCATAACTAGTAATAAAACTAACAGCACCTTCGGTATATTGAGCTCCAGAATTATCAGTTCCTTGAGAACCAAATAACAATGCCTGTTCAATATCAAACTTATGCTCGATTAACTTTTGTCTCCAAATCCTTGCAAATTCATTTGGTTCATACTTAAGAACAGTTGCTCTTGTAGTATTATCCATCGCCATTGCAGTTTTGAAGATTTGAGTTAACCCAGTTGCGCTTGAGTAAGGTTGGTCTTTCCAAGACTCTGGGTATCCAGAACCTTGTGAATGAGCAGAACCTACAACGTAGCATCTTTTCTTTTCTAAGTAATCAGCGATTGACCTAGAAGAAATATCTACATTATCAAGAGCATCATCATGAGCTTCATAAGAAGCAAGTGCAAAGTTAGCAGAAGCTGAACCCTTACTTACAATCTCTGTTTTTAATATAACAGCATTTGATACAGAATCAGAATCTACAGATAATATCTTAGCTAAAAGATAATCATCTGGAGTAGTTGCTACATCAGCAGCTGCATCATCTTCCCAATCACTTATAGTCTCAGAACCTTTAAAAGTAGTAAGATAAGGAATCTTAACTACAGAATCTGGAAGAAAGAATTGAGGTTGAGAACCAGATGAACCTGGTAATACGTCAGTTCCTGTTTGGCCATAGATTGTTTGGATATTACCTGCTGATTTATAATCACCAATCATACAAAAGTAATATGTATCTCCAGCGTCTACATTGCCATGTGTTACAGTTGCGTCATCTCCTGCTAATGAAGTTGGAGCGCTAACGCCATGATTTGATACATAAGCGTATCGTTTGTGATACGAATGTCTCTGTTCAGTAAATTTGAACTGAGGGTCATCCGTAGGTTTTTTTGCGACTTGAGACACAAACCTGAAAAAAGGGTCTTGAGCTATTGAAAGTTCAGAAACTCTATCTCCAAAGTTGTATCTACGTCTGAGGTCACCTGTGCTAGGAAGTGATACCGAACCACTATGCCCAGCGTCAGGAGACGCTCCGTATGTTTCCATGCCGAATACATCAGCCATTTTTGTACCTCTTTAGTTTGAGTTAATGGCTAACAATATAATTTTATATACTGAAAGCCTTTTCTAGTTCGCTGTCAGTACCCAAAATGGTATCAAAAACATTATCGTCTGTACTTTTCTCAACAGAAACACTACCTTGTGTTGCAAGTGTGCTTGGTTGAGATTGTACTTCCTTCATCTTATTTTGAATTTCTTGTCTTGTTGAATCAGCAATTTGACTATCTCTGTTTTTACGATTCATTAAGTAATATATATCCTCAAGTTCTAAAGATTTGCTTTTTGCAAATTCAGTAAACTCACTCCATTCTTCATCAGACATATTCATTTTTTGTTTGAATTGAGTTTCTTTTGCCATCTTTGCATTTTCAGCTTGTTGGCTCTTTAAAACATTACCTAGACGACGCTGTACAATACCATCGATTGTCGCGCTCATTACTTTTGCAGAATCGGAATCAGGTTTAGAAAATGCCTCATCAGGGTCAAAAACAAAATCTTCATCAAGATTCAGTTGTTGATTCATTGATTGTGGGGCCTGACCTCCACCCTCAAAATAATTTCTTACATGAGAAATTAAATTAGGGTCTTCACGCATAGCGTCTAGAATAGGCATATAAGGTTCAATTTCTTTTAGTTTTCCATTGAGTCTTTTAGCCTCTCTACTTGAATCGCTATATCGTTTTTGCAAGATTTCGTTGTCATCTTGCGGCTGAACTTCTACATTAGGGCTCGACTGCGTGTTATCGCTTTTTACCGAGGTTGGTTGTGTTGGTTCGTCTAATATGCCTCCATTTACTTCTCTATCTAATGATTCAAAAAAATCACCTGAGCCGTTCATGACTGCATCTTGTACGTTTGTACTTTCGGGGGCTGCTTGAGCGTTACCTACTTGTTGTGACATACTTTCTCCTATTTTAAGGTTATTTTAATTTAGCAACTATAAAATCTAAAATGCAATACTTAAGATTGCTCGTTCTTAGCAACATCTTTTTTGCTAGATTCCATGTCGTTTTTCATTTCGTCTCTCATTTTCTGAAACTCAACTTTTAACATTCCTCTTAGAAGTTTTTGTTGTGCTTCAGTTTCAAGAACATCTTTTCGTATTTCAGTATTTGCATCTCCTACTTTCATTTTAATACCTGCTTGTACTAATTGACGTTGTAGTGTTTCTATTGTACCATCTTTATCTTTTATTAATTCTTGTATAGATTGTAATTGACTTTGCATTTGAGCTAATTGAGATTTTCTTTCTACAATTTTATCTTTATTTCTTATATCTGTTTCTGCTAACATTGCAATATCATCAATTAATCCAGATTGATACCATCTAAAATATTCTTCTAATAATGCCCATCTATTTAATGGAAGCGTTGCACCTGCTATTATTCTTACATCAAATCTTGCAGATGAATAATCTTTATATTTACCAATAGCTTTACCATAATCATTGTATAAGTTTACATTAATTCTTACTTCTTTTTCTTCGTCATTACCAGCCATTGGTTGTACAATTCTAAATACTTTTTCAATTGTATAATGTTTTTGAGCCATCATTTTAAATACTCTACCTAAGTGTTCAAGCGAAGGTTCTACAATGCTATTCATCCATGCTTTTAATCTACGAGTACCAAACTCATCATTAGCAAGTAATCCACGATATGTTTCTGCTTGGTCTTGAGAGAATCCCATCATTGCACTAGGCACACCACTAATATATTCTGCATCTGTTTTACCTTGTTGAACAACTGTAAAGAATGCATTATTGATTGGTGCTGGTTGTATTGGAGTAGGTGGAGAAAAGCCGCTTCTATATTTTAATAATGCTCCAGGTGCTGAAGAATACTTTTCCCATTCATCTTCAGGGACCGAACCTTCTTCATACATCCACCTAAGATTAGAAGATAAGTTTGCATTGTGTAACATTATCTGATGTGCTTTATTTATTTCTTGTTGTTTACCTATAAGTGGAGTTACTGCACTCATTGGATATGGTGTTCCTGTGTACATATAAGAAATAGGCACAATAGGATATTCACTAATAGGAATAATAGATTCATATAAAAATGTATCATCTCCTACACTAACTGTCTTTACAATTCTATTTTCATAAAACTCTACAGAATCAACAATATTTTTAGAAAAGTTTTTATCTGCTTCAAACTTTTTATATGATGCTTCACTCATTACTTGTTCTTTAATAATAGTAGCTTCATCTCTAGCTTGAGATATTAATTCCATTTCTTTTTCTTTAATTGCTTGAGCAGCCATCTTTTGAGAATTTTCAATCATTAATCTTGCTCTCTCTGGAATAATTTCACCTTCTTGAACTTGTTCTTCAATTTGCATTTGCTTTTCAATTAAACCTACTTCTATTTCTTGCTTAAAAGATTCTAATTGTTCTTGGACCTGTTCTTTTAACATAACAAGTTGAGATTCAGATGGTTCTATTTTAATATATACATTTCTGTATTTAAATTTTTTCTTACTATATGTTTCATAATATGGTATAATATCATCATCTTCAGCATCCATATTAACACCATATGTCAAATCTTCTTTTTGAATACTATCTGTAAAATCAATATCTCTTTGTGAATATGATACTACATCAGTTCCTTTTGATACTTTTTTAATTTTTGTTTCAAATTGTGGTAACATATTAATAAGTCTTGCTCTAGCAATATTTTTTCTTATTTGAATAAAGTTTGCATCTCTAAATAAAAAATCTCTACTAGCAGGGTCTACAAATACATCATAAGGGTCTAGTCTTTTAAAACAAACTTCACCTACTCCTCTATCAGCATCTTTATCAATATCAATAAGAAAATAACCTAAACCTTTAGTAAGTGAATCTAGTATTACTTGACTATATAATGATTTACCATTTGATAGATACCAACAATAATCTGCTACATCAGCATGTACTTGAGCGACATCTACATCATCTCCAGTTGCTCCTACTGCTTTCCACTTTGGGTCATTAGCAGTTACAAAGTATTTCATTATTTCTATAATAGGAGTTATTCTATTTATAGTAAATGTTGGCATTCCAGATTCTTCCAACATTGTAAGTTCTTCTTTTGTAAGTTGTTCGTTTAGATAAAAATCATATCCTTTTTGACTTACGCTTTGCCATCTATGTCTATGAGAGTTATTTACTTTATCCCATATTTGTTTATTTATTTGTGCTTTATTTTTTTTAGTTACTCTTGCCATTATTCTTTAATCTCCACATGAACTAAGTCGTCAAATTGATTATCTTTAGTTTCGCCATCGCCATCCCAATCGCCGCCCCAACGAACAGGAACATTTAATTGTTTTGCAATACCTCTAATCATTCCACCCATGTAATGAAACCTATCTCTATCGTTCCAATCAATAGGATAAGGAGCGAGGTCTACAGCTTTTCCTTCAATGTGTTTGCTGAACTTTGTTTTAGTCAAGCCTTCTTTTAGTAACTTTTCCTGTCGTTGCTCGCTCCGCAATCCTTCAATAATTGTTACATCCATTATCTTAATTAATTCATTTAAGACGTTGACAAGTTTCGTGTCTACTCCTCTTAATCGTTCTTTTGACCTTTTACCAAATTTAGGCATATATACTCCTTACGATACTAACCAGCTTTTTGCTTTTCTTTTTGGCTTAAACCATGATTTTTTATCTTTACTTTTTTTCATACTTGGCGGAAATGCGTGTATTTGTGCGTAATAAAGTGATTCAATAGTGTCATCATGAGCCATTTTAGGGCCGAAAGTAAGTATTTCGTTAATTAAATCAAACATATTTTTCCGTAAATGCACTGTTCCTGTACTAAAACGTGCAGAAAGTCCAGAATAAATGCGATTTCGTTTCTGTGTTCCGCCTGGTTTTTGTGGTATTACAGATATATCGTACTTATTTAACCTTCTTCTTTCATCATTCATTGCTTGGAATATACTACGATTCATAGCAACATCTTCAACTGTAGATGATGTACAATTATATTTTTGATGTAATTCTATAATAATATCTACTACACCTTTCTTTCCTATTATTTCTCCAGTCTCTGGATTCTTAGAACCTATGGTAGGAATACTACGATGTCTTTCATATTCTAATACATATAATTCATTATTAGCATCAACAGCTATTACAGTTATAACACTATAATCAGAATGTTTTGTATCTATATCTGTAGCAGGGTCACATCCAATAAATGTATTAACAGGAATATCATCACCATCTTTTACAATGTAATTAACTCCATCTTCATTTTTAAAGTAACCATTATAATATCTTATATGTTCTCTTTTCCATATAGCATCTTCTTCAGATTGTACCTCCATCATATATTCTTGATAAAACTTTTGAGGCATCCCACTATCAGAATAGAATTTTTTCTTTTCTTCTAATTTCTTTTTTGTAAAGAAAGAACCCCATAATGGAGTTTCGTTATCTAATAATGCTTTATATGTAATTACTTTCCAAGCAAATTTTTTATTTTCTTTTTGAGCTTTTGCGTAATTATTGAGAAGATTGTTAATAAAAGAATCGTAATGTACAGGAGTGCCATTAACACGAAGACGACCAGTATGAGGCTCAATAGCGGGATAGATAACAGCAGTAACAAGATTAGCATTTTTATCTCTTGCTTCCTGCGTAATTGTGTTTGCTTCATGCTCGAAGTCATCGAGTACGATGAGGTCGTATCTTTTGTGTAATTTTGCTCCCCCTCTGATTCCTGCGACGTTACTTTTACTGATGAGTTTACATCCATTTTTTAACTCTATATCTTCCTCTGTCCATTTTTTTCCTTTTAATTCTCCAAAATAATATTTCAATCTATCGTTAAATTCAAGGTGATGTCTAATGTAATCCATATTACCTACACTAAGTTTTTGTGTAGCAGACACCCATGCATAGAAAAGAAAGTCGTCTTTGCAGAAAACAAAATCTTTTAACATAGATGCTTTTGTTAATACGGTCTTACCATGACCTCTAGGAATAATAATGGCAGTTTGTTTATTATCTTTATTATCAATTGCATCAGCAACTTCATAATGAAAGAATGGTGTTTCACTTCGTAAAAAATCATCAGGTAAAAATAATTTACCAAAAGCAATTAAATCTGTATATGCAAGTTTTAAGGCTTCTTCAGCTTCACTTACGTTCTGTGTATTTATATTTGCCATTTATTATAAATTTATGTTGTTCGTAACTTTTAGAAATATTTTTATTATAATATTTTACTATTGGTATTAAAATTATTTTTTCCATTGTTCTCTTTTGTATTTTAAAAATTCAGCTCCTTCATATGGATTAAATATAGTAGTTATTAATCTATTATCATCATCATCATATTTAGGGTCTATTATAGTAACTGGAGCATTAAATATATTTTTATCATCTAATCCAAGTTTATCTGCATAACTATCCATTATTTTAAATGATGCTACTTGAATTGCATGACTAATAAGTCCACTAGCTGCATCTTTTAATACTTGATAACCTGATACATGAGTATGTCCACAAGTAAGTATATGGTCTTTCCACCCCATCTGAGCTGCTTTAGCAACACCATGAGCTGTATTCCACATACTATTTCCCTTAAACATATGACGAGCATTAATACGAATTTCTTTTCCATTAGGAAATATAAGGTTTAATCTTGCTCCCCATTGTTCATAAATACCACTATGTTCTCTCATTATAAATTCAAGAGGGTCTCCATCACCACTCCATACATCGTGATTACCTGCTACTAGATATAACCAATCTACTTGATTAACAAAATGTTCTGTAAGTCTCCATGATTCTTTAGCGGATGTAGATTGTTGTCCATATAATGCTTGAAGTCTTCCTATCCAATTATTTTGTATATCACCAAGATTGCCACCAAATAATCCATCTGTTTTATTTACTAGATTACATAAAGAATATATTTCAGCTAAATCAGTTCCGTCATCATCTACATGAGGGTCACCAAAGTGAAGTATTCCTATAGGTCCCCTTTGATTAATTTTTATATTAATTAATTTTTTAGATTTTTTTGCTTTTAATTTTTGACTATATTGTTTTTTTCTGTGTTCTATTATTTCATCTATAGGTATAAATTCTACTTCTTGTAATTCTTTTTGGAAAGGAGCTTTTTCAATAATGGTAGGATTAAGAAATTTTTTACCACATGATTTACATTGCCACTTTTGTCTTTTCTTAGTTTTCCAATAGGCCCACCCATCTTTTTTTAATTGCCTAGAACCACATTTATCACAACCTATGATGTTACCATCATCATCTTTTCTAATGTCCATCTTGTTTTATTTCCTTAGGTAATTCTTTTTTTCTTTCTGCTATTTGTATGTCATCAGAACCAAATCCCTTAAACATTCCTACTA